AAACTTTCCTACCTGAAAAGAATAGTATAGATTTTGTATTTACAAGTCCACCATACTTTGGTTGGGAAGCATATGGTGATGAACCAGAACAGTCGAGTATTAAATTCAATACTTCAGATATGTGGAAGGAACACTTCTTAAAGAAAACGATTGCTAATGCTTATGATGGTTTGAAACCTGGTAAATTCTTAGCACTTAATGTTGCAAACACCAAACAGTATAAGACCTTTGAAGAGGATACAGTTGACCTTGCCGTAGAGGTAGGGTTTAAACATACTGATACTTGGTGGTTATCGTTATCTACTCAACAAGGTGGTAGTGCTGTAGCAACACTTGATGGTGTTGAAGAGACTAAACAGAAACAAAGATATATGGGTCGATATGAAAGACCTAATGTTTCTGGTAGAAAATATGAACCCACCTTTATCTTTCAAAAACCTATGTCAAAATGACATACATTATCTTCCGAATCTGGTCTGTATAGAATCTATATAGATTATGAAATCAAAAAAAGAAACAATCATTGAGAAGTATAGACTAGATACCTGGTCATTTATAGTCTTTATGATTATCGTATTTATCATAGCACATATATAATAATTGTGTTAGTTTTGGTGAAAATAGGGGGGTACTGGAGTATCAGACGCCCTAGAATCGTCAATCCTCGTTCATCCTAGGGCGTTTATTTTTACTTAATTTCGATGGTTTTAGGTTTTTTCTCTTCAGGAACGATTTTCTGCAAATCCACAGATAACATTCCATTCTCTAGTTTAGCACCCTTTACAATCACATCATCAGCAATACTGAACGATCTGGTAAACTGACGCTTAGAGATTCCTTGATACAAGATACCATCATTATCTTGTACTTCCTTTTCATCCTTAGATATATTAGATTTAATAATCAAAGAATTTTCATCAGGTTTATGTTCAACCTTAATGTCCTCTCTTGAGAATCCTGCCAATGCGATATCGACAGCCCAATTCTCCTCGTCAATTTTTCTAATATTGTATGGGGGATAGTTGTTGTTTGGTACGGTTCGTAAATAGTCGAGATTATCGAAGATATTATCGAAACCTATTGTGTGAGGTCTGAAATCAGACCAAAATGATAGACTTTTGGTATTCATTATTTGTCTCCTTTCCAAAAGCGAGTTAATATACAGACCCGAATCGGCGTCCGTATAGTATATATATAAGAATTATTCCCCAAAAATCAAGTAAAAAGTGTGATATATTTGCAACACTTTTCAATAAATATTTTTTATCGTTTAAAATCAATAGGATAAAATGTACTATTTGGTGAAATAGTGCTTGTTTTTAGTACCAATTAGTGTATAATAAAGACATATGAAAAAGAAATATACTATAAATCAAGAATCAAAGTCATATCTTGCAAACCTACTTGCTACAGAAAGACTAGAAGTTCAATACAGAAAAACACAGACTGCTAGTTTTGATGTAAAAAATCGTGTCTTAACTATTCCTATCTGGAAAAAAGACTTATCAGAACCAGTTACCGATCTATTCGTATCTCACGAAGTCGGTCATGCTTTATATACACCAATGTCTTTATTGTTTAAAGCAAAAAAACTTAAAATCAACCATTCAATAGTTAATGTTGTTGAGGATGCTCGTATCGAAAAACTAATCAAAAGAAAATACAACGGTCTAAGACAAACCTACATTCGTGGTTATAGAGAGTTGATCGCTAACAATTTCTTCGGTACTAAAGATAAAGATATCAACGAGTACTTATTAATTGACAGACTTAATATTCATTTCAAATCTTCTCATGTATCTTCTAATGTAAAATTTACAGACGAAGAAATGAAGTATGTTGAAATGATGGAAAACTTAGAGACTGTTCAAGATGTTATCAAAGTTTCAAAACTCTTACAAGAATATTGTAACCAAGAAAAAGAAGAAACAGGTAGAGAACAAGAAATCAATTTTGACGATCACGAATACGAAGAAGTTGATCCTTCAGAATTGACTGATGAAGAAAAACAATCAGCAGAAGATTCAAATTCTTCACAAGAAGAAGAGACTGAAGAAAATGATGATGAAAATAGTTCTCAATCTAAAGAAACAAAATCAGATGATGAAATAAAATCTGAAGATGATAGTAAAGATGAAGTAAACGCTGGTATTGCCGGTGATAATAATACTAATGCGATATCTGAAACTGATGTTGCTTGGGAACAGAAACGAAATCAAATTTTAGATAACGAAGCAGTTGACAACGAATATTGTACAATTCACAGTTTCCCAAATACTGAAGATTACATTTCAGATTATAAAGAAGTTCTTAATGACTTCAGAAAATTACATAGAGACAGAATGACAAAGTCAAAAAAGACTGATCCATATGATTACTCTAAACAAGAATATACAGATTATGAAACAAGATATGCTGCTAGTCTAGTTTCTGCTAAATCAGAATACAGAAAGTTTGCTAAGAGATCACTTAAAACAGTTATGTATCTTGTAAAAGAATTTGAAATGAAGAAGTCTGCCGCCTTATATGCTCGTGCTACTACAGCGAGAACCGGTGTTGTTGACCCTCTTAAATTACATTCTTACAAATACGCTGATGATATCTTCAAAAAGATATCAGTTGTTCCAGACGGCAAGAACCACGGATTGATGTTGTTGCTCGATTGGTCTGGATCTATGTATGATAAAATTTTACCTACTGTCGAACAGTTGATTAACCTGACTATGTTCTGCCGTAAGATCAATGTTCCTTTTGAAGTATATGCTTTCACTAACAATAGTGAGAACGAATCTTATGACCAAGAGAAAAAAATTGCTTACAGACTTGGTGATGTAATGCTAGATGAGAGATTTAGACTTGTTAACTGGGCATCCTCAAGAATGAATAACAAAGATTTTGAAGAGAATATGTTTAATCTATATTCACTTGCTAGAAGATTTAATCAAAGAAATTCTAGATACTGGGAAGATAAAGATCCATTTGATATGCTACAACAACCGTATTCTTACCATATGAGTTCTACACCATTGAATGACGCTCTTATGATATTTCACAAATTAGTTCCTGCTTTCATTAAGAAGTATAGTATTGAAAAAATGAATACTGTATTATTGACTGACGGCCATTCAGATAGAGGTGCCGTGAGATATGATCCTACAACAAGAAGGCAAAGTTGGGGTAGAGATAGATCAAACTTAATTCTAAGTAGTAAAAAAACTAGAAAACAATATAAACTAAGTGGTAACGGATACCATTCTAGAGACTTGACTACTACATTGATTAAAAATCTAAGAGAAGAAACCGGTACTAAGATTGTGGGTTTCTATTTACAGTCCAAAAAAAGTGTTGAGATGTGGAACTTTAACAAATCACATGGTAAAGTCAATGAATATGGACACAGTTATATAGATCACAAGACCGAGACTGCTCTAAAACAAGAGTGGAGAAAAAACAAATGTATTATTACTGATAGAAAAGTCCATGATACACCGTATGATGAACACTATACAATCAGTTCAAATAATCTAAAAGTTTCAGATGAGGAAATGGCGACCCCATCCGAAAATGCTAAAACAGGTGAGTTAAAGAGACTCTTTGCTAAATCTAGAAATACTAGTTTACAAAGTAGAATCATTCTTAACCGTTTTATTAAACTAGTCGCCTAGTTAGGGAACAATAAATGAGTATATTAGATAAGAAAATACAATTTATTAAAACTGCCAATGAGAATGGTATTACTGGTGTTGTAACCAGACAAGATATCGTTAATCTTGGTACTAAGTTTGGTACAGAACCATTTGCTGGTGCAAAAATGCCAGAGTGGTTAATGAAAAACCATTCTTATAGAGTAGGTCGTGGTCAATATAGACTACCTACGGTCGAAGAGATCAAAGGAATAGAGACTTACTCCGAAGCAGAGGTAGATGTAGCATCCGAATCAGTTGCTGATTCTACCGAATCAAGTCAAATAGTTAATAATATTGACTAATTTTCTTGAAAAAAGTGTGTCATTTATGCAACACTTTATGAAAAAAGTGATAAGTGATTGTTTTATATTGATTAATTCAGTCGCTTTTCGCTTGTATATCACTAAAAACTGTGGTATACTAACAGTATAAATTCAAACAAAGGACTATATATGAATGAAATAAATAAACAATTTGTCGAAGAGATGTACAAATCCTTCGGCACCGATATCGTGTCAAGAACCGATATCAATACATTTACCAAAGAGAACGGTTATAAAGACCAAGGGTGGTTGAAAAGTGACCAATATAAAGTCTCTAGAGGTAAATATCAATTACCTATCAACGGCAAAGTTGCTGTTTCAGATAATCTTGAGAAAGAGATTATCGTTCCTACAAAAGTTGATGTGAACGACAAAGTTGAAACGAAAGCAGCATATATCGTTTCAAGTCTTGAGGGCAAAGTTGTGCCAAATAAATTTTCCGAGTTCGTACCTTGGGGTTATTTCAAAGACATTAAATCAATAATCAAATCCAAACAGTTCTATCCAATGTTTATCACTGGATTATCCGGTAACGGTAAGACTTTAAATGTGACCCAGGCTGCTGCCGAGTTGAATAGAGAGTTGATCCGAGTTAACATTACCATTGAGACTGATGAAGATGACCTACTAGGGGGATACAGACTTAGAGACGGTGACACCGTGTGGCAAAACGGTCCTGTTATCGAAGCAATGGAAAGAGGCGCTGTTCTTCTCTTAGATGAAATTGACCTTGCGTCAAATAAGATTATGTGTTTACAACCTATCTTAGAAGGCAACGGCATTTATGTCAAAAAGATTAACAAGTTCGTTAAACCAAAAGACGGTTTCACAGTTGTTGCTACTGCCAATACTAAGGGGCAGGGATCCGAGAGTGGCAAATTCATCGGTACCAATGTACTGAATGAGGCATTTCTTGAGAGATTCCCAATTACAGTAGAACAAAGTTATCCGACTGTTAAGATCGAGAATAAGATTTTATCAAATGTATTATCTACCAAAGATATGATAAACAAAACTACCGAAGAGTTTACTAAAAACCTAGTGACCTGGGCAGATGTGATAAGAAAAACTTACTTTGATGGTGGTATTGACGAAATCATATCTACCAGAAGATTAGTTCACATTGTAGAAGCATACTCTATCTTTAAAGATAAAATGAAGTCTATTGAGATGTGTACTAACAGATTTGATGATGATACCAAAGCAAGTTTCTTAGACCTCTATACCAAAGTTGACGCTGGCGAAGATGTCACCAATTACGGTCAAGAGGAAATAGAAGAGGAATCCAATGGTGATGAGGAGGCAGTTGATAATACCAATTACTAAAAATCACCTAGTCCTTACTATGCCAGACTCTTGTTTTTCTTTCTTAGAGTTTGGCATAGTTTTAATTGCTTGACTATTTCTAAAAAAAATGTTATAATGAATTATGTTAAAAGATAAAATCAAAATAGGATATCAACAATATGAGTTAGATATCTGGTCAAAAAGTTTTGCCACTACTGAAGAAGCAGTCGGTGAGTTTTTTGCCAACGAGAGAAAGATTGGTATAAGAGGTGATTATGTTGATTCACTTCACGGCGCCAACACACTACTACATGAAGTTATGCATGGTATCGCTTATCAGTATGGTATGGTTGAGACGCTAGAAAAGTTTAATAAAGAAGAAAAGATTGTTAATACAATGACAAATGGTATAATGCAAGTGTTCGTAGATAACCCTTGGTTTATAGATTACATAAAGAAGCAAATAGATAAGGAATATGGTACAAGTAATAGTCAAGGGAAATAATGTTGAACGGGCAATCCGTCAATTAAAAAAGAAATTAATGAAAGAAGGTATACTTCGTGAGATACGACTCAGAGAGACTTACGAAAAACCTACTTTAAAGAGACAACGAAAACATAAAGAGTCTTTGCGAAGAGTTGCTAAAGACCGAAGAATAAAAAGATTGCGTGATCGTAGATCATAAAACAGAATTCGATATACCATCGCCACCATGGTACTTGAATATTAATAATGCGAGGTGGCAAAACAGAGGAGATAAGAATGGCAAGAGCTAAACTATCAAAAAAAGAGAAAGTATTAAACCTACTTTCAAAAGGTCAACCAGTTTTTTGGAAGACTTTAAGATCAAGATTCGATCTAGTATCACCTAGAGCGATGATTGACACACTAAGAAGTGAAGGTCATATGATCTACATTAACCAGAACACTGGTACTAATGGTAACAACACTTCTTATAGAGTTGGAACACCTACAAAAGCGATTGTAGCCGCAGGGATCAATGCTTTATATGGTACTAAATACGCTTACTAATCGTATAAATAGTACTGTTAGGCAGTCCGTAAGTCCTAATAGAGGTAGAGTGTCTTGCTAAAAGACACTAGGGTTTCGGGTGTTGTGCCTTGTCGTGATTTATTACAGACAAAAACAATGCCCACTATATTATGAATGAGGTGAAGATGAAATACGGTGAAGATAAAATTATAAAAGAGATTGACTCTTATTTGCAGTCAACATATACACAACACTATTCAACAACAGATGAGGGTTTTCAGGTTCAAGATATCTTGAGGCACCTGAATATCAATAAAGATTTTTGCCAGGCAAATGCAATTAAATATTTGTGTCGCTATGGTAAGAAGAACGGGTACAATCGGACTGACCTGTTAAAAGCAGTCCACTATATCATACTATTAATGAGTGAGGAAACAAATTATGAAAGTAAGTGACCAAACACTAGAGGTATTGAAAAACTTTTCGGAGATCAATACAAATATTCTAGTGAAACCAGGTAGTGAATTATCCACTATCTCAACAATGAAAAACATATTGGCAAAGGCAACGATACCTGAATCGTTTGACAAACAGTTTGCCGTATATGATCTATCAGAATTATTAGGTATCGTATCTGCCTTTGATAAACCAGATTTAGATATGACTAATGAAAAGTTTATGACTGTAAATTCTGAAGGATCGAAGTCTAAAGCAAAGTATTTCTTTTCAGATGAAAGTGTTATAGTTGCACCTCAAAAAGATGTAGTAATGCCAGACGCCGAAGTTTCTTTTGAATTGAAGAATGAGATACTATCTAAGTTGATGAAGATGTCCGCTATTATGAAGTTGCCTGATCTATCATTAGTAGGTAAAAATGGCAAAGACTTAGTTTTAAAAGTCCACAACAAAAAGAATTCTGCAAATTCTTATGAAGAACCTGTAGGTACAGCAAATGCTGACTTTGTATTTAACTTCAAGATTGAGAATTTAAAGATTGTACCAGGCGATTATGATGTTGCTGTTTCTAGTAAATCAATATCCCATTTTAAAAACAAAGTGAAACCAATTGAATATTGGATCGCCCTAGAACCAGATAGTAAGGTAAAAAATGATTAAAGAAGCACTAATAAAAAAAGTTGAAGCAGATATCGAAATGGGTAAGGCAGAACTGCAAACATTCTTCAAGAACCCACAAGGTGTTGCTGAACATATAGATTATATAACGACAGTTGAAAAGAAGGTTGAAGCACTAGCACTTGCTCAAAGTAAGTACAGAACCTTAACGGCATTATACGATAAGTAGTATGAAAAAGAATTATTATGATATCATAATGAATGATAGGGTAAATGCTCTTAAAGATTTACCATTTCAAGTTAAGTTTATGTCTATGCAAATACTTGCCTGGATGTGGTCTGCTGTATTTGGGATTTATATCATAGAGAGCATCTATGCTTTTGGTATATCTGCTATTGCTCATGCCTTGTTTATTACAATGACCGTATTGACTGCTCTATATTTTAGACAAGTACAAAAAGAAAAGATTAGTACAAGTCTTAGAGGTAGAGGTGGAGAGCATGAGTAATAAAGAACGATTGATTTGGTTCTTATTTGGTCTCATACCATTCATTGGTCTTTTAATAGCATTAGCCGAGGGATGGATAGTATTGTGAGAATCTTTATAACTGGCATTTCTGGTTTTATTGGATTTCATACCGCTATGGCACTAAGCAAAGAGCATAGTGTTTTTGGTATAGATGACTTCAATGATTCTTATGATGTTAGTTTAAAAAGAGAGCGACAAAAAATTCTTCAGGAAAATGATATTGAAGTCATAGAAAAAACTATTATGGATGTTGACTTCTATGAGATATTTAAATCTGAAAGAAGAATACCCAGGGCAGTAAGTGAAGTTGATGTAGTCATACATCTAGCAGGATATGCCAATGTTAGAGAGTCTTTAGATAAACCTTTTGATTATATAATTAATAATATAGCAGCAACACAAAGACTAATAGATTCGTGTGAGACTTTTAATGTACCTAAAGTATTATATGCTTCAACATCTTGTGTGATGGAAGATCAAGAGTTGCCTTGGAAAGATACGACAAAGGAACATTATCATCATAGAAGTCCTTATGCTTGGTCTAAGTATGTAAATGAATGTCAATTTAAATCAAGTAAAATACCTAATCATTATGGTATGAGATTCTTTACAGTTTATGGTCCTTATGGTAGACCAGATATGGCAATTCATTCATTCACAAAAGATATTATCGAAGGAAATAAAATACAAATATACGGCAACGGTAAAATGAAAAGAGACTTTACCTACATTGATGATGTTGTTAATGCTATTAATATATTAGTAAACAATGAAGAGAAGAGCAATATATATAATATTGCTTATAGTAAATCAGTATATGTTAGTGAAATGATAACTGCTATTGAAGAAAACTTAGGTACAAAAGCAGACATAGAATTAGTTGAAGGTTCACCAGCAGATGTGCCATCTACTTGGGGTGATATCTCCACTATAAGAGAACTAGGATATAGACCTAAAGTTCACTACACTAGAGGTATTGAACAATTTGTAAACTGGTATAAACAATATTATGGAAAGTTAAATTGATGAGTGATTTCTTATGGGTCGAACAGTATCGACCACAAACTATTGATGAATGTATCTTACCAACGGATCTCAAAGAGACCTTTCAGTCCTTTGTAGATAGAGGTGAGATATCAAACTTACTACTTGCAGGTCCTCCTGGGTGTGGTAAGACTACCGTTGCAAGAGCATTGTGTGAGCAAATGAATGCTGACTATATGTTTATCAACGGTTCTGAAGAATCTGGTATTGACACCTTGCGAACCAAGATCAAAAACTTTGCCTCCACGGTATCATTATCAGGTGGTAAGAAGGTTGTCATACTAGATGAGGCAGATTATTTAAATCCACAATCGACACAACCTGCTTTGCGTGGTTTCATAGAAGAGTTCCACAAGAATTGTAGATTTATTCTTACTTGTAATTTTAAGAATAGACTGATTGAACCACTACATAGTAGATTTTCAACAATAGATTTCAAAATTGCTAACAAAGATAGACCTGTTCTTGCGAGTAAACTCTTTGCCAAGGTCGGCATTATTCTTAAAGAACAAGCAATACCTTTTGATGAGGCAGTTGTTGCCGAACTTATTAACAAACATTTTCCTGACTATCGAAGAATACTAAATGAATTACAAAGATATTCTGTAAGTGGTAAGATAGATACAGGTATACTAGCAAATATTTCAGATGATAACTTAAACAAACTAATATCATTATTAAAAGAAAAAGACTTTACCAATATGAGAAAATGGGTAGTCAACAATCTAGATAATGATCCAGTTGTAGTATTCAGACGAATATATGATACAATGTATGAGAACTTAGAATCAGAAACTATACCTCATGCTGTATTAATATTGGCAGACTATTCGTACAAGTCTGCTTTTGTGGCAGATCAAGAGATTAATCTTGTTGCCTGCTTGACCGAGATTATGTCTCAATGCAAATTTAAATAAGGAAAATTATATTATGGAAACAAATATTAAATTGTTTAACAACGATCTTTTATTTCGTGAAGATGGAAATACAATAATGAGACCTATGGAGGATCTATTCTTTAACAAGAGAGTTGTTATGTTTGGTCTACCAGGTGCATTTACACCGACTTGCTCAGGTAAACAATTACCGGCATATGAAGATATGCATACTCTTTTTATGGACACTCAAAAGGTTGACGCTGTTTATTGTCTATCAGTAAATGATATGTTCGTTATGGATGCTTGGGGTAAAGATTTAGGTATTGAAAAAGTAAAATTAATACCTGATGGCGATGGTGCTCTAACAAGACAATTAGGAATGTTAGTTGATAAACCTACTGTTAATTTTGGAATGAGATCATGGCGACACTCCTCATTTATAATTAATGGCATAGTCAAAAAGATGTTCGTAGAAGAAGGCATAAATAATTTAGGAGAGAACGGCGACCCATACGAGGTTTCTGATCCACAAACTATGCTAGATTATGTCAAATCCATATGAACTAAAACATTATCTTAACGCAATCAATTATACCAAAGAGGATTTAGTTAAGTCAGACGACAAGATGTGGGCAAAGAAATATCCTGCCTTCATCATCAATAAGATTATGTCTGCCTTTCCTGATACTCTTATGTTGGCGAATGAGATGAATCGTTATCACACCTTAGATAAAGATATACAATTCCAATTTTACATAAATAGTGTTAGAAAAAAGAAACGATTTAGTCCGTTTGTGAGAGCGTCTAAATTAAAGGATATTGATGTGATTAAAGAGTATTATGGGTTCAGTAATGATAAGGCAAAAGACGCTTTAAAGATCCTCTCTAAAGATCAGATAAAATATATCAAAGAAAAATTATTTAAAGGTGGAACAAAATGAGTGAGGAAACACAATGGAGTCCAGAGAGCATGCTCGAAGTCTCTTTAAAAGAACCTGACGACTTTCTGAAGGTTCGAGAAACACTAACGAGAATTGGTGTTGCGTCAAGAAAAGATAAAAAACTATTTCAATCGTGCCACATATTGCACAAGCAAGGTCGATATTTCATAGTACATTTCAAAGAATTATTTGCCTTAGATGGTAAACATAGTAACCTATCAGACAATGATATTGAGAGAAGGAATACTATAGCACAATTATTATCAGATTGGGGTTTAATTAGTATTATAAATCCAGATAATGCCACAGCAAAGGCACCATTATCTCAAATAAAAGTTATTTCATTTAAAGATAAAAACAATTGGTCTTTAGAAACGAAATACAATATAGGTAAAAAGGTAGATGAAACCAGTTAAGTTTAATGACTTTATTACTGAAGCAAAGGAAGAGAGACAGAAACCGGTAACGGTTGCTGTTATTACAAAATCAAATCCGGATCTAAAGAAACAAAAGTCAGGTAAAAAAGCAGACAAAGAAATTACAGTAGATTTTATAATTGATGTATGCTCAGAGATGAAGATTGAGTGTGTTGTTATTGAAACTAAACACGCTATTATAACTGGTAAAGACGAAGAGAAAAATACATTAAGTGTATATAACTATGACGGTAAAGATAGTGAACACGAATTTATTGGCAAAGACACTATTTGTATTACGAGAGCTGGGGCAGTTGAAGATGAGTCTGGTTTATCTATAATATCCGCCTTTGAAAATTCAAGTTCATTTATGGTTAATGGCAAGAATGCTATGATAACTTGTAATAACAAACTTACTTCAGCGTTATTATTTGAAAAATTTAATGTGCCGACACCTCGTACAGCATTTATATCTAACGAGAAAAATATTGATGAGGCGTTAGAGTTAGTCGGTAAAAAGTTTCCAGTTGTGTTAAAAACACTAACAGGTACGCAGGGTATTGGTGTTGTTAAAGTTGATAGTTATGAAGGTTTAATGTCTACCGTACAGGCACTTTGGAAACATGACGCTGAATTATTATTACAAGAATATATGGATGTAGATTTTGACATAAGAACCTTTGTTGTTGATAATAAAATATTTGCAAGTACAAAAAGAGTACAAGGCAGTTCAGACTTTAGAACGAATATTCACAGAGGTGCAAAAGCAATACCGTACAAACTAAATGATGAAGAGGTTGAAATAATACTTAGGGCAGCAAGAGCAAGTAAAGGGTATATGGTCGGTGTTGACCACTTCATACACAAAGGAAAAATTTATGTTCTTGAAGTCAACGGTTCGCCAGGAACTGGTGCTGACTACGAAGGTTATGCATATCAAGAAGATGAAGGACCTAATCCTGGTGGTCAAATATCAGGCAAACAATTAGTAAAAAATGTTATCAAACATACAGTCAATAGAGATAACTGGGACAGACAATCACTAGTAGAAACTGGTTGGTTAGAAACTGTTGACATAGACGGTCTAGGTAAGATCAGAGCAAAACTAGATACAGGTAACGGTGCGAAAGCGTGTTCAATGCACGCCGAAGATATTAAAGAAAACGGCAAGAATATTAGTTGGACTTACAACAATAAAAGATATACTAAACCAAAACATGGTGTATCTAAAGTATTTCGTGCAAATGCTGAGGGTGAAGAACCTTCAGAAACAAGACCAACAATTTTATTAGATTTAACCTTTAATGGTTTTACCTATAAAGATATAGAATTCGGACTAGATCAACGACCAAGATCAGGTTCAGATATCCTCTTGAATAGAGAGGTTATAAAAATGTTCAATGCAAGTGTGAATCCTAATAGGAGATTCGTATTGAGTAAAAGATTACCTCCTATAAACAAAACTAAATAAAGGAAATATAATGGCACAAAGTGAAGTGAAAGTCCTACGATTAAAAGTAGGCGATTTTATAATTGCGAAAGTAAGTGAAATGAAAGACTCTTATACCATGGATAAACCAATGGCATTAGGATTTGTTGGCGCTGGCGAAACAGGACAAGGCACACTACAATTTGCCCCTTGGTTCCCATTTACTGATAAAAGAGAAATCAATATAAAAAAAGAAGATGTACTTCTCATAGAAGAACCTGGTTTAGATTTATTAAATCACTATAACAAAAACTTTGGTAGTGGTCTAATACAAACACCTAAAGGTTTAATCACCGAATAAATTGACAAACTACATATCAGTATATGATAATGTAATCACACCTAATAAGTGTGATGAATTTGTTAAATTATTTGAAGATAATAAAGATCAATCTTTTAAAGAAAAATCAGACTGGAGATCGTTTCAAGAATTTCCTCTTGATAATTTTCCAGAGTTAATGTATGAGATTGAAGATTTATTTGTATCTTATGTTAAAAAATATCAAATAGATAATAACATATCTGAACATATCTGGCCACAATATTATGATTTAGAACAGATACATATGAAAAGATATCTACCTAATGATATTGATAGATTTGACACTCACGCAGACGCAACCGGTGAATTAACAATGTCAAGATATCTGGCGATGTTCATTTATCTAACAGATAATGATTCAGGTCATACTTCTTTTCCCGACAGAGATATAAAAATACAACCAAAGAAAGGTAGACTTTTAATGTTTCCTCCTAATTGGTGTTATCCTCATAGAGGCGAAAAAGTATTTGACAAACCAAAGTATATTTTAAGTAGTTATTGTCGTTTAAGGCTTGACATTTGATTCAATTCCTGTTATAATGAATATATGAAGTTCTACACAAGCGTTATTCCCCATAGAGGCAGATTACTAACACGAGCAGTCGTGAATGGTAAACGAATCAAACAAAGAATAAATTACAAACCTTCATTATTCGTACCAGTAAAAAAAGATACCAAATATAAAACTCTTGACGGCAGACCGTGTGAGAAAGTATCTTTTGATTCTACTTACGAACAACGAGAGTGGTTAAAACAATATGATGGTGTTACCGGTTTCGAGTTCTTCGGCAACACCAGACACCATCATTCATTCATATCAGACGAATTCAAAGGTCCTATTCAATGGGATCGAA